GAACAACTGGTCAAAGAAGTGTACAAGTTCCAAAAAGAACAGGTACTTTTGCGGCACAGTGGGTAGCTGAACAAGGTACAAGATCAGAAACTACAGGATATGCTGTTGGTTTGGAAGAAATTCCAGCACACGAAGTATATGCTTTAGTAGATATTTCTGAACAAGAACTTGAAGATTCAGTTTTCAATTTAGAAGCAGAAATGAATGCAGAATTTGTTGAGCAATTTGCAAAAGCAGAAGGAAATGCGTTTATTTCAGGTGACTCTATTGGAAAACCTCAAGGTTTAATAACTAACGCAGGTAACAATATAACTACAGCAGCTAATGATGCACTTGCAGCAGATGACTTAATTGGTGCAGCACACAATATTAAATCCGAGTACATGAGAAATGCTTCTTGGATGTTTAATAGATCAACACTTTCAGCAATTAGAAAACTGAAAGATGGTGCAAACCAATATCTGTTTCAACCAGGCATCTATCAAATGGGTGTAGGTTCAAGTTTACTTGGACACCCTATTGTAGAAGCATCTGACTTAGCTGATATTGCTGATGGAACTAAACCAGTTCTTTTTGGTGATTTCAGAAGAGGTTATATGATTATAGATAGAGTAGCTCTTTCAATTATGAGAGATCCATTCACACAAGCGTCATCAGGTAATGTAAGATATGTTGCTAGAAGACGAGTTGGTGGACAAGTTATCTTACCTGAAGCAATAACAACAATTACTATTCAGTAATTCTAACTTATAGGAGAAGATAAAATGGCAATATATGATGGAAAAAGTGGCATTAAGATTGATGAATCTTTAAATGCTATCGTTAAAGATGCTGACACTAATTGTACAGGTGTTGACTCACAAGGCTTTTCTTCAGTAACTCATGTAGTTAATGTTGGAGCTAATGGAATCACATTCAGTACAACTCACAAAGTTGAAATAGAATTAGAACATTCTGACGACAATGTGACTTTCACAGATGTAACATCTAACACAGATGTAGTCGGTGGAACAGTTGGTACTAATGGTCTATGGCAAACTATTGATGCTGATGGCGACTGTAATGCAGTTTACGCAATCGGTTATGTAGGTGGCAAAAGATACTCTAGAGTTGTATTAAACTTTAGTGGTACTCATGGAACAGGTACAATATTTGGTGTAACTGGAGTTAAAGGAAGACCTCTTTCAGGTCCTACTGCTTCACAAGCAAACCAATAATTAAATTGATTTTGTGGGCGATGTAAAAGTCGCCCATGAATACACAAAATTAAAAGGAGAATATTATGAAAATAAAAATGAAAGTAGATCATGTTGCAAAAGCTGACGATTTAGGTGCATCAACTATGGTTTATAAGAAAGATCAAGAATATACTTTTGAAACAGAGTGGCAAATGAAAATGGCTTCTAAATGGATTAATAGTGGTAAAGCACAGAAATCAGGTTCTAAAATAGAAAAGACAATAGTAAAACCAGCAGAAACAAAAGTTAAGAAGATTCTAAAAAAAGTAATGGGTAAGAAAAAAAAGTAATTTAATTTGGAAGTAAAATGTCAGGACTTAAAATTGATACAGCTTGGACTACATCAGCAGTTGCAACTTCTGACCAAAAATCTTTCATGCGTGTGGATTTTAGCGATGATGATTCACTTATTGCTGAACTAATCAAAGCATCCCAAAATGTAATAGAAACATATATTAATAGAGCTATTACAACTCAAACATTAAGTTTATTTTTAGATAGATTACCTTTTTACAGCGATGTTAAATTACAAGAGGGAGTATTTACAGCTCCTGATTTAGAATATAATTCAAATTATATAGTATTACCCAAACCACCAGTAGCATCTGTTACTCATGTTAAATACTATGATAATGATAATACAGCATCAACTTTTGCAGCAACAAATTATTATGTAGATACAATAAGCAAGCAAGCTAGAGTTGTTCTTAAAACAGGTTCTAGTTGGCCAACAGTAGCAGAAACAAGAAATGCTAATGCTTATGAAATAAAATATGTAACTGGTTATGGTGGAGCAAGTGATGTTCCTGAACCAATCGTACAAGCAATTAAATTATTGACTACACATCTTTATGAAAACAGAGAAGCTGTTACAAGTTTATCTGTAAATTCAATACCTTACACAATAGGTGCCTTATTACAGCCATACAAAGTACAAAGATTAAACAGTATATTAGGAGGATAGCATGAGTAGTGTTTCGCCTGTAGGTAAATTAAGAAACAAAATTACTATCCAAAACAATGTATTGTCAGCAGATGCATATGGTGGATTTACAAGAGCTAATACAACTTATATTACAGCTTTTGCACAAATAAAACCAAAATCAGCAAAACAAGTATTTAATGAACAAAGTGGTGAGAAAATAAATAATCCACAAGATTTTGAATTTACAATTAGATATAGAGCAAACATATCAACAGCTATGAGAATATTATTTGGAACAAGAACATTTGATATTAAAAGCATAGAGAATGATAATGAGTATGATAGATATATTAAATTAGTAGCAACAGAAAATGTAGGTAACTAATGACAATAATGACTTTTAAATTTAGTGGTGTAGGAGAAGCAACAAAAGCTCTTGAAAAAGTAAAAGAAGATTTAGAAAAAGATATGAAAGAAATATTATTAGGTGGTGGACAATTAATTAGAGGTGAAGCTGTAAGAAGTATTCAACAGGGTTCAAAATCAGGTAAAACTTATAAAAGATATAATCCAACAAGAACACATAAAGCATCAGCTCCAGGAGAAGCTCCAGCTAGTGATATAGGATTTTTAGTAAGTAATATTAGAGTTAAAGAACAAAAAGATGTAGTACAGGTTAGAAGCGAAGCATCTTATAGTAAATTTTTAGAATATGGAACAAGTAAAATGTTAGCAAGACCATTTCTGTTTCCAGCATTTGAAAAAAGTAAACCTAAAATAGCAGAAGTTATTTTTAGAAAAATTAAACAAAGTTTAGATAGGTTTGGTAAATAATGAGTGATCACAGTTTAGAACTACAGAAATCAATTTTTAATGCTTTAGATGGTGATTCTACTCTTCAAAATTTAGTTACAGATGTGTATGATTTCGTTCCTGAAAATACAGCTTTTCCCTATGTAAAAGTAGGCGAAGAAACATCTATAGATAATGGCACAAAAACACTACAAGGTAATGAACATACTCTTGTCATTCACACTTTTTCAAGGTATAGAGGAAGTAAGGAAGTTAAAGAAATTATGAGCAGAATTTATGCTTTGTTACATGAGAGTAGTTTGAGTGTTTCAGGTGCAAGTCTTGTAAATTTAAGATTTGAATTTTCTGATGTAATTAAAGAAAATGATGGTTTTACTTCGCATGGTTTACAGCGATTTAGAGCAGTAGTTTATGATAGTTAAAAAAAATATAATAAGGAGAAAATAAAATGGCAGTACAAAAAGGAAGTAGCTTTTTATTGAAAGACAATAGTGGTGGTAGTGCCGTTACTATAGGTGGACTAAGAAGTACATCTATGAGTATCAATGGAGAAATGGTGGATGTTACAAATAAAGATTCAGCTACATTTAGTGGCTCATCAGGACATGATATTGGAAGAATATTAGGTTCTAATATGGGTATAAGAAGTATGAGTATATCAGCAAGTGGAGTCTTTACAGATTCTGCTGGAGAAAATAATTTAAGAGGTGCAGCATTTACAGGAAGTGTTGTTAATTATGATTTAGTTTTTGGTGATGGTTCAGATGTTAAAGGTGCTTTTATGGTAACAAGTTATGAAAGAGCTGGTGAGTTTAATGGTGAAGAAACATATTCAGTAACTCTTGAATCAAGTGGAACAGTAACTTACACGAACGCGTAATTATGATTGAATGGACAGATGGTTGGAAAGTGATAAACTTTGAATTAAATGGCGATCAACATCATGGATTTATTAAAGTAACTAAATTAAAATATATAGTTATAGAATGCAATAAAGATGTTGATTGTCGTCCATTAGATAAAATAACCTTAAATGGACATGATAATCTTATAGTGCAAAAATTAGTAACTTTTGAAAGTAAAGCAGAAATTCATTGTATAGAAGACAACGATGGAGAGTTGAAGAAATCAATAACAACAAAGAAAAAACTAAAAAAAGCACTAGGAGATGATGATGAACAAATACAAGGGTGAAATCAGTCGTAAGTTTGGTGGTCAGGATAGAACATTTAGACTTACATTTGATTGCATAGTACAAATAGAAAGAAGAACAGGTAAATCTGTTATGGTGGTTGGAAGATCAATTGCTGAACAAAGTTTTTCTTTACATGATATATCAGTAATTTTACATGAAGGACTTATTGGTGCAAATGGTAAGTTTACACATCAAGCAGTTGGTGATATGATAATAGAAACTGGTTTAACAGATTCAGCAGTAATTGCTGGAGAAGTTTTAGGTACAATCTTTGCTGGAGAAAAGGAAGAAGAAAATTCCCCTTTAGTAAAGGTGGAGAGTCAAGAAACTACTACCCCATCCAAGAATATTTAGAAATTGGATTAGGGATTCTTCACATGACACCTGAAACCTTTTGGGGTTGTAGTGTAAAAGAGTTTGTATCGGCTATGGAGGGTCACATGCTACAACATAAAGGTAAACAAAGAAATAATCCTGTAACAAGGAAAGAGCTAGAAGAATTAATGAGGAGGTTTCCTGATTAATGGCAAATCAAGCAACAATTACAGTAGAACTACGAAGTAAAACTCAAGAATTTGAAAGAAAATTTAAGAACGCAACCGATACAGTTAAGAAAAAAACTAAAGAAGTAGAAAAAGCAACTGGTAAAGCAGGAACTGCAGCTAAAGGTTTTCAAGATAAATTTAGAAGAGCTTCTCAATCAATTGCAGCAATACAAGGACCACTAGGACCAGTAGCAGGTAGGCTTACTTCATTAGGAACTATTATAGGTAATGTTGGTTTAAAAACAGCAGCAGCAACTTTAGCAATAGCAGCAATAGTATTTTCTTTAGGAAAAATGGCTGCAGCTGGTGCTAGAGCAGAAAGACAGTTTCATAGACTAGAGGGTATATTAAAAGCTACAGGTGGTGCTGCAGGTCTTGCTTTATCTGACATAGAAAAATTATCACAAGAAATTGGAATTAACACTTTAGCAAGTACACAAGAAATAAGAGATGCAGCAGGTGTTTTATTAACATTTAAATCAATTACAGGAGATACATTTAGAGAAGCATTAAGACTATCCCAAGATTTAGCTGAAGTAGGTTTTGGTAGTGCTAAAAGTGCAGCAATGCAATTGGGTAAAGCATTAGAAGAACCTGAAATAGGTCTATCAGCATTAAGAAGAGTAGGTGTTTCATTTACAGAAGAACAGAAAGAACAAATTAAAGTTTTAGATTTTGTTGGTAAAAAATTAGAATCACAAGCTATAATGATGAAAGCACTTAATGAACAAGTAGGTGGAGCTGGTGTTTCTGCAGCAAGGGGTATGGCTGGTGCTATGGATTCATTAAATGAAGAATTTACATTATTTATAGAAAACAATGCACTTACAAAATTTGTAATAGATTTAACTACTGGTGCTATGAAACTTCTTAATATGGCTTTTGGAGATTTTGAAAGCAAGTTAAGAGGATTAACAGAAA